GGCGGCTTTCCATTTCCTGCAGGAAGGCTTGAAATTCTTTCGGCTCCATTCGCATCAGTTGGCCGAGCGCGTTGCGATAGCCCACCGAAGTTCCCTGACTCAGCCGGTACGCCCACGCCTTCTTCGCCAGTTCCGCGGCGCCGGCCATGGCCCCGCCCTTCGCCGTCGCGCTCACCGCATCCATGACGTGCTGCGTCGATTGATCCGTTTCCGCGCCGGCGTTCAGCATCGCCGCCGACGACGAGTTGGAGAACGGCGCCATGCGCGCTTCCGCGGCGGCTTGCTCCGCCGTGGCGCCCATCTTCGCGACCAGCGCCCGCGCGCCCTCTGGCGTGAACAGCTTACCAAGCTTGTCCTCGACCCCCGGTGGCGAGAACTTCCCGCCGCGCAGCGCCCCCCGATACGCCAGTTCGTAAACGTCCTGCGCCGCGCGCAGTTGGGCGCCGCGCAGCTTGTCCGGGTTGAGCGCGCCGCCCTTGTCTTTCAGCCCGTCGAAATAGGCCGCGAAATCCTCATCCGACCCGTTGAGCAGCAGCCCCTTGCCACCGTTGTAAGCGCCTTGCGTGGCCTTGTAGCGTTGCGCCGCGGCCAGCGGCGCCTTGTATTGCGGCAGCAGCGCGCCCTCGCCGGTTTCCGGGTGACCGAGCAGGATCCGGCCCAAGGCGTTGTGGAAATCGCGGCGATCTTCGTTCGCCTCGCCCGGCACCAGCTTGCCGAATTCATCGTAAGCCGGCGCCGACTTCTGATGCAGCAGCACGAGGCTTTGCGGCGTCAGGCCGGTTGTCGGGACCGGCTCATATTCGGGCGCCGCTTGGCCAGGGTATCCGGCGGGCGGCTCCGCTCCACCAGGCGGCTCCATGCTGGCGTGTTCTTCCGGTGTCAGTTCACTATGAGCGCGCCGCCATTCTTCCGTCGCCGCGGCGTCCTTCGCTTGCTGCGCCCGGAATGCTTCGTCGCTTTGAACCTGCGCCTCCGCTTGCCGGCCTTCCGCCGCCCAATTCTGACTCTTGGCGTTCTCCGCCGCCTGATAGCGTTCGGTCGCCTTCACCGCCGCGGCGCCTTGCGTCGGGTTGTGGATCGGAAAATGCGGCTTCGACTGGCTATTCATGACCGCATCGAGGAATTCGCTGTTTGTCGGAATCTCGCCGTAGTGCGGCCAGTACCCGGCATCGCGCGCCCGCATGGCCAGTTCTTCCACCAGCTTGGCGTTCTGTTTCGATCGCGCTCCGATCCGGCCAATGTCGCGCGCCATGGCCTCGCCCATATCCGGGCCACTCACGCCGCCTTGATGCGCCAGCCAAACGTGAAGCGGCATTCCCTGCGATGGCTGCGACGCCGGCGCTCGCGGCACCCTGACTTCCGGCGCCGGGCCAAGATCCGGCGGCGCCTCGCCCGGCTGAATGATCCGGTTACCCACCGGCGGCGCTTCGTTCGGATGCGCGCCGACCGCGGCGCCTTCCGGCGGCGGCTTTTCCATTTCCGCCCAAGTCAGCCCTTCCGGCGACCACGAGTTCAACTTCGCCCGCTCATGCACTTGGCCGAGAATCGTTTTGCCGATCTTCGTACCCAAAACCCGGTCTAGCTCCGAGCTATTGACCCCGAACGGGTTGTCTCCGATCGCTTCGTAAAGCGGCCTGACTTCATCCTGCCCTAGCGTGACGATCCCGTGCGCCATGGCGCGAGCTTCGTCGGGATCCACCCCAAGAGCTTTCGTCGTCGCCGCCTTCAATTCGTCGGGCCGGTTCTGCGCCCGTGTGAACGCCAGCGTGCGGATCTTGTCGCCGGTGTCGCCTTGCCGCCGCGCCAGCGAGCCGGTCAAGTTCTGGCCTTGCACACCGAGCAGTTGGCCGGCCAGCGGGCGTGTGAACGGCGCGGCCTTGGCCTGAATGTTGCTGGACTGCACACCGGCTTGCCGCGCCATTTCCGCAACCTTGGCCTTGGCCGCTTCCATATCCGCCGGCGTAATCAAGCCCTCTTCCGGCTCTTTCACCGCCAGCGATTTAACGAACGCCGCAATGTCCTTTCCGGCGTTGACGCCAAACCGCGCGAGCGGCAGCGCCGCGCCCAACGCCGTTCCGGTCGCGCCGGCGAACAAACCACCCTTCAAAGCGTTGCCGGCGTGTTCAGCCGGTGTGTGGCCTTCCAAGCCGCTATAGAGCGCGCCACCCGGTATCGCGCTCAGTCCGGTTTGCGCCGTGTCGGCCAGCCAATCCATAAACCCAGGCTTTAACGCCAGTTGGCCGGCCAGCTTGATCCCTTTGGCTTGTTTCGCCGCCGCGGCGATCGGCCCCCAATTCTTGATCGCCGTTGTCGCCGCCTCGACCCCAGGCAAACCGGCCAGCAGTTCGCCGCCCTTGGACGCCAGCCCGCCGGCGGCTTTCATCCCGCCAATGGCGCCGGTGATCGTTGAGCCCGGATAGTCGCCGGCCAGTTGCCGGCGATCTTCGTCCTGCACGTCGCGGTACGCCCGATAGACCGCGTTGGTATCCACCGGCGCTTGGCCGGCCCGCTTTCGATCCGCGTTTGTCCATATGTTGCCAGCCGCCGCCAGCCCGCCCGTCGCCATGCCGATCAGCGGGCCGAACCCACCGGCGCCCAACGCCAGCGCCTTTTCCGCCGTGGTTTTCTTAGGCCCGCCGGTCACCAAGTCCGACAGATCCGAACCGCCGCCCCACCGGTCAGGGTTGATAACCCGATCGATCGCCAGCCCGGCGTCATGCACCATCGACCGGCCTTTGGTCGCCGCCGCGCGCGCCTGCGCCTTGGCGTCGGCGTAATCGCTTTGCACCTGCGCCGCGTGCGCGACCTTGACCGCTTCCGGCGACGCACCAGGCGACCCGTGTTTGGCGGCTTCCAACTGCGCCACCCGCCGCGAATAAATGTCATCCGCCGGATCTTCCGCCGCCGGCGGAGCCGCCGCACGAGGCGGCGCAGCGCGCACCGGTGGCGCCCGTGGCGGAGGCGGAGGCGCCACCGCTCCAAACGCCGCCGGCGGAATCAGATCCGCCAACAGGTCATCGGGATTGGAAAGGATCGTGACCATGGATCACGGAATCCCAACATAATCTTGCCCCGGACGCGGCTTGCCCGGCATCTGCAGCCGCACGCCGTTTGTGTTCACATAATAGGATCCCGGCGCTAGCTGATTGATCCGGTCAACTTCCGCCTGACTCGTCGGGAAAAACGGGTTTTTGGCGTGGCCAGGAATGTATTGCGCTGCGTCGGTGTAAAGGTGCGCCGCCGCCTGTTGCTTGGCCGGCATTTTCGACTGCCAGCCCACCGGCTTTCCGCTGAAATCAGCAGGGTTTGCACCAAGCGTTTGATGTTTGCCGGCCAGGATTTCGGCGCGCGCCGAAGGCGTCACCTTCATATTGTCATAGACCGCCCCCGCGGCGGAGGCCGTACCTTTGCCGCTATGGACGTAATTCTGAATGAAATCGGCCCGGTTAGACGCGTCAACGTACTTGTCGCGATAGCCCGTCGCCATGCCCGCGTTGGCCGGATCGACCGCGCCGATATTCGGAACCGCCGTTTTCCAGCCAGGATCCGGCATCGACACAACCGCATCCGTATTGCCAGAGCCGCTTTCAGACGTGCGGATAGTCCCCGACTTTTCCGGGCGCAGCAGCGGCCACATCGTGCCGCTCAACCCTTCCATTTGTTCGAGGAGACCTTCGGATTCGGGATCGCTACCCGCCAGCGATCGCCGCACCGTCGCCGTGCCGCTCTTGCCGGTCACCGGCGCCGGAAGCCATTGCGGGCCGGTATGCTGGCCGCGGGCGTTCAGCTTGGTCCGCAGATCTTCAAACCGCTGCGCATAGTCAGATAGCTCCCGCGCCGGCCCGACCTTGGCCGTTAGCTCTTTCAGGAACGCGTCATCTTCCGGCGAGGCGACCGCGGATCCGGCTTGCTTCATGCCGCCCTGCGCCATGGCCCGCTGATTGGGCACCCAGGCGTTGGTTTGCGGATCCCGCATCGCCGGAACCGCCGTGCCCTTTGTGTCGGTGAAGACGTAGGGCACGCCGCCAAGCACATAGCCTTTGCCGGGCGTTGAAGGAGTCGGGATCGGCATGGGCGCCCCCTAATCCGGCAGTTCAGTTGCACCCGGCGGTGTGAAGCTTCCGCCGTACATCGGGCGCGTTGGCGCGAACCGCTTGAGAGCTTCCTTTCCGCCGTACGCCCTTACCTGCGCCCGGATTTGATCTTCATCGATCACGTTCCGCTTGGTGATCGGATCCCACTTCATCAGCGGCGGCGGCTTTTCATGGCTGGAATAGAGGACGTGGCCAGGGTTAGCCTCATCGGTTTCAACAATGTCCGAGCCGGCGTTCATGTAGGTGGATTTGGGCGCCAGCAGATCCCGCGCCTTGCTGAATTCATCCAGATCGAATTGCGACCCCATGGCTTCCGACAACGGCCCCAGGCTGGCCAGCCGCGGGTTGTTCTTCACGAGGTTTGCGAACGCCACAGACTGCGCCTGTTTGCTGGCCATGGCTTGTTGCATCAGCTTTTGCTTTACGGCGTTATCGCGAAGTTGCTGGATCCCCGCGGACGCCTGCCCGCCTTGACCCTGCAGGATTTGCCCGAGGGCGTTTATCTTGTTGCCGAAGGTGACCCCATCGGCGCCGGTCGCCGTCAGCTTCGACAACAGCCCGCGCAAGCCACCCTGCGCCGGCACAGCCCCGCCGACGCCGTTCAGCAGCGTGCCGCCAGCCCCAGGCCCCTCCGCCTGCAGGTAATCGGCTTCGTTCAGTTGTGGCGGAGGCGGCGCTTGCGGCGCAGATTCCGGCAGCGGTTGCGACAGATCCGGCATCCCGTCCGGTGTCATCGGCTGGCCACCAGGCGCACCGCCGCCGATCGCGAAGTTCGCCGGCTCGCCCGTGCCGAGCAACTTGGTCAGATCCAACCCCTCGAGAAAACCGGGCATCGCCTATGCTCCCGTCGCTTGGCCGAGCCGCCACATGCCAGAAGGATCGTTGTTCATGTAGTTTCCGAGCCGGGTAGAGAAACTTGAGGGTCCGCTTCCGAAGAGGGCGCCGGCGCCTCCGGACCCTCCGGCGCCGGCGCCCGGCACGAACAGCGCCGCCACTTGCGCGGCCTTGCCGATATAGTCGAGCAATCCCGGATCCTCCGTTTGCTTTTCGGTTCCGTGGGAAACGCCCGTGGTGGTCGAACCGGTGAACATGCGCGGATCGATCCCCTGCAACAGAGCTTCGTTCTGCGCCGCGAATTTCAGCGGGTATTGCTTGGCTTCGTTCTCCGCCGCCGTCGCCGCGGCGCCTATGTCACCTTGCAGCGCGACGTTGGCGCGCGCATCGGCGCCTTGGCTGGATCCCAGGCCGGCCAGCAGTTGGCTTTTCGAGAGCGCCGCACCCTGATTGGCGATTCCCGCCTGCAGGTTGGCCCCCTGATTGGAAATCATCGCGCCTTGCCGGCGATTGGCGTCGTCGGCGGAAAGCCCGGTCGCCTGCGTAAACAGCCGATCGAGAAGCGTTCCCTCCGTGCTGGACCGCGCCCGGCCCAGCATATCGTTGCTTTGCGCGTCGAGGACGCCATAGCGAGATCCGCTGAACGCCGAGTTGCGCGCGGCGGCGGCAGCCTGCGCCGCCTTCTGCACCCCGGCGTTGGCGTCGAAGTCATTGAGGACCGGGTTTAGAACCTGATCGCGGTAAGGGGTTTCATAGTCGGACAGCCCGGTCAGCAGGCTTTGCCCGGTCACCTGGTCAGCCGTGACGTTGCCGACATTCCCCAGGCTATCCGCGGCCTCCTTGTAATAAGGCGAGCTTGTCAGGCCGCTTGCGCCGGCGTTCGCCTGCTTCTGCAGATCCGAGATTCCCGGCGTGAACGCGCCCGGCCCTTGATCCGTAAACGCGGCCACCTGTTTGGCCATCGCCTGCGCCGGATCGCTGATCCAAGTCGGCACATTCGGCGTGCTAGTTTGTGTCGAGGACTGATCGCTTACGCTTTTTGTGGTTTTGCCGGATCCCATGGCGCTAGAGCCGCTTGCGCACGGTCACGGAAAACAACTCGTAACCCATCGGCTCCAACAGCTTGCGCCACGCCTCGCGCCCTTCGATCAGCATTTCGTCGCAGCCCATCATGCGGGCCAGGGCTTCGATCCCCGGCGCCATCTGCAGCAGTTCCGGCACTTCGCCGGTCGCCCACAGGATTTGCATGACCCGCAGCCCGGACGGGTAAACTTCCATTTGGCCGACCATGGCCGCGTCACGGCCAGGGAAGAAGAACGCCCGCTTGGCGGCAATGCGAGCTTCTAGCTCATCGATTGTCCACATGCCGTCATCGGCCATGGCGCTCGCGAAGCCGTCGCGGAACCGCGCCCACTGTGAGAGCAGCGGATCCACCGCACGCGCGAAGTCTAAGGCGTCTTCCTCGACTGCAGGAGCTTGGGCGCCGTCCATGGCGTCGTGCCATGGGCGCGCTCGCGACAATCCGTCAACGTCCGCCGACCGGGGCCACGTCAAACTCTGGCTTACCGCCGCGGGCAAAGCAGGGCGCCGAGCCGAAATCGTAGCGCACGCGCACCATGCGCGCCGACGCCCGGAACGATCGCTTGGCCTTGCCGGGCGCCAGCGCCCACGGCCCCTTCACCCGTTCCGGCGCCTGCGGATACTGGCGGGTTTTCAGCGTCAGTTGAAAGACGCCAACTTGGTTTTTGAAATCTGGCCACATGCCGGTGACCAGGGCGCCGCCGTCCGCCTCGCCAAGATAGAAACACGAGCTTTCGAGGAAGCCGGCCAGGATCCCGCCATCCGCGGAATTGCCTTTGTCATGCCAGAAGCATTGCCCCGCCGGCGAGACGCCCACCGGGTTGCGCGCCGGCCCGGCGTCCATGAACGCCGTGCGATCGATCATATCCCGCGACCAGCCGCCGGCGCTCAGAGTGATGCAGCGCGAGCATTCCAGCCCGTCGCGGTCATCCGGCCAGAACCACGAGATTTCCCCGAACTGCGAAATCGAGGCGCCGACGATCTTGTCATCCTGCCCTTGGCTCACATGGTCCGCGAACATGGACCGGATCGGGCAGGCGATCGGCGTTGGCTCGCCGCCCAAGGTCAACTGCCAGAACATGCGATCGAGAGAGATCCAGGCCGCGTGCTGGCCACGCACCACAGGGGCGCCGGGCGATATGGCGCCGCAGCCCGTGCCAATCCGCTCAAACTTCCACGTTTGGCCAGGATCCCCGAGGAAGGTCCCCAGGAACACCGCAACCGTAGTCCAGACCAAGCAGTAGTCCCCGGAGAACCGGGCGCAGACGATCCGCCCACCGCTTTCGAGGATCACTTCGCCGGCGTTGTTCGACGGAAGAGTCGTCCAGTCGGTGAAATTCTCAATGTCACAGAACCGGATAGCCAAGGGATTGAAAACGCCCGAAATCTCTTCGTTACAGCCGAACGCCATAATCTGGCGTTGTGGCGCCACAGCCATGTAAGTCACCTGCGCCGGCGCGTTCGGAACCGGAATCGCAATGCTGGCCAAGTTCTGATCCCACCGGAAGATCCCTTGCCCCCGCGGGTTGGCGATCAGGTCTCCGCCGAAGTGATCCAGCGACCAGGTGAGCGGGAAATAATCGTCGGTGGACGGCTCGCTATAGGCGCCGACGCCGAACGCGCCCGTGCCATAGCCGCGGCCCCCGGTCCCATCGACCTTGCCGACGACGAACGCCGCCGGCGTGATGTTCAGCCAAACCCCCGATTGCCACACCTGCAGGCCGTTGTGGTGACCGAAGGCGATTGTCAGCGTGTCGTCGGTGGTTGACCACCCCAGGACCGATCGGCAGACGCCCGGCACGTTGGACAACACGAGGCGTTCCCAACCGCCTTTCACCTGCCAACCGTCATTGTAGAACCGCACCCAGGATCCATTCGTCCAGCGCGCTTCGCTGGCGAAAACCGTGTCGTCGGAGGTCAGGCCCGGCGGCGGCTGAAACGGGATATTGGCCATGGCCCCGCGGCGTGGGCGCGCTCGCCGGCACGGTCAATTTCAGACCAATTGCAGGATCACCACCGACACCTTGCCGTCACCGCCCTTGCCGCCGTTGGCGTTGAACCCACCGCCGCCGCCAGCCCCCGGCGCGGCGCCGGGCTGGCCGGGGACCCCGCTAGGACCGCCACCATCCCCGCCGCGTCCGCCCGCCAGGGCTGGCGGCGACGTGAACAGGTCCGAGAAGCCGCCAGCACCGCCGCCACCGCCCGCGCCGCCGCTAGGGCTCGGCGTACCGCTCGCGCCACCGTTCTGCCCGGCATTGTTCGCCGCGCCGCCGCTGCGATTGTATTCGCCGCCAGCGCCCGTGCCGGGCACGTTCCCGGTCTTTCCGCCGTCGCCGGATATAGTAACGCTATCCGGCCCCGTCACCCACGAGGCGGTGCCTGCGACAACGCCAGCACCCGCGCAGACACCGCCCGCTCCGACCGTCACCGAAAGCGCCTGACCCGCCGCCAACTGCCACCGCCGCATCGATGCGCCGCCGCCAGGACCGCCGCCGCCAGGACCGCCCTGCGACCCGCTCGCCCCGGCGCCCCACACGAAGACTTCCGCGATCATGTTGAAGGGCGCTGTGAAAACCTGCCCGGCGCCCGGCCCGAAATCCTGTTGACCCTTGTAGAGCAGCGTCGAGGCCGACGCCGCGCCGCCAAATTGCTTGGCCCACAACCCCGTAAAGCGGAAATTCGGGTTACGCATCGAAGCGCCAGCGGTTGAAGGCGACGCAGTTAACGTCCTTCACAGCCGAATTTTGCACGCCCACGACAAGATAGGTAAACGGCTGCAAGATGAAATTCAGCAATAGCACAGGGCTTCCACCGGGTTTTTGCCAGCGGATCGGTTCCTGATAAATAATCAACGGGTTTCCAGGCGGACCATAGACAAATACGTCAAGGTAAGCATCCGCTCCGGCCGTAGCCAAACTAGCAGCCAGCGAAATACTTTCACACTTCCCGGTTGGGACAGGGGGCGCATTGGCAATCCCGGTAAGCGGAGCGCCAGCAGACAGGCCCACATACTGCGTTGGCATCGTTTGACCGGCCATCAGATCAATCCTCTAAGCATCGAACTGCCAGCGGTTGAACAATATAAAGTTTATCGTGCCAGCCGAGTGATTAGTCACATAAAGATGCTGACCGGCTGTAACAATAAAATCTTGAACCAGCACCGGACTTCCGCCCGGTTGCCTGTATCGAACCGGCTCGTAGAAAATACAATTCGCGCCAGGGGGCGAGGCCGATGGATCAGCAATCGCCACGGTGCAAAAAGCGTCAACCGTCGATCCAGGCCCTAAGCAAGCCATGATGCAGCAGCTTTCCGCCTTGCCGACAGGGACGCTCTGTAGCGGACTGAAATCCGCCGCCCCGGCCCCGGTGATAGCGATGTAGCCGTTCGGCATAATCACACCGGCCATCAGAACATATCCCCGTAAAAGGCCCGCGCCATGACCGGGTTGAGCGTGGCCAGCCGCGCGTCATCCGCCGTGAGCGCCGCCAGCGCCGCCACTAGCCCGGCCACGTCCGCTTGCTGGATCGTGCTAGGCGTCCAGACTTCCGAACCGACCGCGCCGCGCACCATCAGCGCCTTGCCGCTCTGGCCCGCCGCCGGCGGCAGCAATTGATTGCCCGCGGTGATCGCCGCGTTCACGTAATCGATCACCGCTTGGTCGGCGTCGGTAATGAACGCCCGCAGCGTCTTGTTGCTCAGGTAAAGCTGGAAGACCGCGCCGGCGCCATCGGTGAACACCGGCCCCATATCCCCGGTCTCGAAAACCCCATCGATCGAACCGCCAACGGAAATCCGAACTTGGCCCGTCGCGTTGTTGCGGATGAAATGGCCTTGTGGCACCGCCGGCAACGTCACCACGCCGCCCGTGCCGCCGGTCACGTCCAGCATGGCGTATCGGGCTTCGTCGGTCGCCCCGAGCGCGGTTGTCAGGATCTTGGATCCGGAGAGCGTGAACGCCAGCCGCCCGTTGATATTGTCATCGACAAGCTGGAAGACGCCCGAGTTCAGGATCACGCCCCAGGTGTTATTATTCTCACCCGTCGCTTGGAGCGTGAACCGCGCGCTAGAGGTATAGCTTGAAGGCATCTAGCGGCCTCGCTTCCCTTGCGCTTTGCGCTTCTGCGAAAAGGCGATCGCCAACGCCTGCTTTTGCGGCTTGCCGGCGCCAATCTCGGTTTTCAGGTTGGCCAGGAACGTGCCTTTGGAAGCGCCTTTTTTGAGCGGCATCAGATCACGTCTCCATAAAGAGCGCGGTGAACGTCTGTGTTGATGTTGGAAGCGATGACCTTGCCACCGGGCAGGAACAGGTCACCGTTGGCCTTCATGGAAAGCTGAACGCCGCGCGCGGCCCGATACCACATCAGGTCACCGCTGGAATAATCGTAAATCCATGTCGCTTGCGCTGCGCCCGTGTCCCACCATTGCAGACCTCGGGTATTCGCCGGATCGTGAACAATCCCAATCAGATAGCCGGTCCCGGTGTAAATCCCGTTTGGACCCGCCAGCACTTGCGGCGCTGAAATGTTGCCAGTGAACACCTGCCCCGCGATCGCCGCCGCGCCGATGTTCACCCGCGCCGTGTTGACGTTCGCCACGTCCGACAAGTTGTTGGCCTTGAGCATATCGCCCGAGCCGGTTCCCGGTATGCCTTGCGGGCCGGTGGCGCCGGTTGGACCCGCCGGCCCGGTGGCGCCCGTGGATCCCGCCGGCCCCATCGCACCAGGCGGGCCGGGAACGGTACTCGCCGGCCCGGTCGCGCCAGTTGCGCCGGTTGGCCCGGTCAATCCGGTTGGGCCGATCGGCCCGGTTGGACCCACCGGCCCCGTGGGACCCGCCGGCCCGGTCGGACCCGGCACCGTGCTATCCGCCCCAGGCGCCCCGGTCGGCCCCGGCGGACCCGTCGCCCCCGCCGGGCCGGTTGGCCCCACCGGACCCGCCGCACCGCCGCCCACGTCGCGCCAAACGCCGCCCGTCGAGACGTTGACCTTGCCGTCCGCCGCGGTGAACGCCAGCCCGCCAAGCCAGTCCGCCGGGTTCGGCAACGCCGCCGCCGTGTCGGCGTTCCACAGCCGCACGGGCGCGGACGGGAACAGGCCCAGGAAGCTTTGCGTCACGCGCAGCACCAGCCGCTTGGCCCAGTCGGGCGCCCGCGGATCCACCAGCAGCGAAGAGGGCGCCGGGCTCACCATCCGGCACGCACGCGCCCGGTGGACATTCGCCGGTTGCTCTCGCCGCGCAGTTGCGAATACGCCTCATCCATTTGATTTTTGGCGTTGATGACGCGGGTGTCCTGCAGCGTGGCGGACAGGTAATCGCGATAGAGCCGCAGCTTGGCCGTTCCGCAGATCAGATCCTGCCCCTGCGTTGTCCAGACGTTGGCTGAGGCCGGCACGGCGTAATCGAGCGCCGGCGACACATCGACCACCATTTCAAACAGCAGCGGGTAAGCCTGATTGGGTTTCGGCCAGAGGAACACCGCCTCGCCGTCCAGCGCGAAGTCGGTTGGCTGGCCAGTCTGCGGCGTCGAATAGAGGCTCAGAATGTCGGCGGTTTGGCGAACCCGCATCCGGTAGCGCACGCCGCCGATGATCGAGAACAGATCCACCAGCATTCGGAAGCCGGCGGGCAGATTCACATGGTCATTGTTGACGACGCACGGCGCCACCACCGACTTTTCGTTGAACCACCAGGGTTCATTCGCGTACGCGTCGATCGAGCCGGCAATCACCCGGTCAAGATCCGCGGCCATATCGTCGGCCAAGTCGTCGCGGACGGTCTCAGAGGTTATGCGCGTGCGGAGGTCCGCCAGGGTTCCCATGCGGTCACGGACGCGCCCCTAGCCAGGACCCGGCAGATAATCGATCCACACGGTGGCGACACCGGTAGTCGGCGCCGGGCCGGTGGACGTGATCGTTCCGTAGATCGGCGTATCGACCGCATATGGCCCCATCGCCGCCCCCGCGACCGGAACCGCCGTATCTGTCCGCCCCAAGGCTTTCAAATCCACCGTAGCCAGCACTTGCGCGCCGCCCGGCGTGACGCCAAGCGTCAGCCCGTTCGTGGTCCCGTTCCACACCTGCGACACCAGTGCGTGCGCCATATTGGCGATCGCACCCGCCGGCAGCACGCCGACAATGCCCGCGACCTGACCGAAGCCAAACTGCGCCGAGATTTCATGGATCGCTTGGATTTGGGTTTTACGACCGCCGGTCGCCATGTGTGTTCTCCGCTATCCAGGGCCGGGCAGGTAGTCGATCCAGACCGTCCAGAGGCCCGCCGTGGGCGCTGCGCCGGTGAAAGCCGTTGTCCAGTAAACCGGCAGATCAGCCGTCAGCGGTTGGCCGGCCAGCAGGTTTTGCGGCATCAGGTTGTCCGACCGCAGGACCGTTTTCAGGTCAATGCCGCCCTGAATGTTCGCCCCGCCCGGTGGCGGCAGACTGCCAACGCCCGCGGTGTTCGTGGTCGAGTTGAACGCCGTCGAAATCACGTTGTGGACGTTGTTCAGGATCGCCCCGGCAGGGATGACCCCGATCAGCCCACCCGGCGTCGCCGCCATCGCCGGCGTAATCTGCGCCGAGATTTCGTGGATCAGCGGCAGTTGGGTTTTGCGGGCGCCGGTGGCCATGGTCAGCCCCTAGGACGTGAACGTGGAGCCGACGATCACGCCGAAATCCGCGCTGTTGAACCGGAGCTTTTTCAGGCCGTGGATCACGCCGGCTTCGACGCCGAGTTGATTGCCGTAGTCGAACAGTTCTTCGTTCCAATCGAAGTTCTTGAACGACTGGCCTTGGCCGAACCCGATCGCCGCGGCTTGCGCGCCGAGCAGCACGCAACGCCGCGCCGTCGCCACCGGAACGCCGGTTGTCGAATTCACGCCGTTGGTAATGCGCGTGGATTCATGCAGGACCGCGCCGTTATAAACGCCGAGCGCGCCGGTCATGATCGGGTTGTTCTTCGACCCGTCGCCGGTGATCGCGGCCTTCTGAATGTCCGTCCAGCCGGAAACCGCCGTCGAGCCGCGAAGCTGCGTCACCTGCTTGGTATGCAGGATGACCACATATCGGTCATCCCCATCGACCTTGACGGGCCGAATCGCCGGGCCGGTCGCCGTGGTGGATCCGAGCTTGGCGCTCTCAACCATCTTGTCGATCAGCGCGAGGCTCATTTCGTCGCCGGCGATCAGCAGTTCGTCGGTGGTTTTGGCGTTGGGCCGGGTAATGTGGTTGGCGTCCGGGCCAACCACCGCGTTCATGCCGGTGAACTTCGGATCCGTGGCCGGCGTGTAGCCGCAAAGCTGATTGAAGAACGCCGTATCGAACCGGCCCGCCCACCAGTCGCGCAGCCCTTGCATGGCTTCGTCGCGGATCGACCAGGGGATGCGTTGTTCGGTCATCTTGCCGCCCGAGCGCACGCCGTGGCGGAGTTGATCGATGAACAGGTTGTCGGTGTAGGTGGTTAGGGGTTCTTCGCCATCGCCGGTCAGTTGCATACGCAGGGTCGCGGTCACGCGATCGCCGGCGTCTTTCGAGGTTTCAGCGAACACCTGCACAATGTCATCGGACGAATCCCCGATGAACTTTTGACACCACGTCGCCTTCAATGCCTCGCGGGCCAACTGCGAACGCCAAAGCTTTTTGGCTTCGGGCGAATTGACGGAATAGACCGTGCCAGCCATGGGAGCCTCTAGGGGGTGAGCGTTTCACCGCTCTGGCGTGGCGGTCCCCGGCTCCCGGCTTTCACGCCTCCGGGCAGGCGAACCGCCCTTGACGGGGGCGAGGCGGAACCCAGGCGATACGCCCAGGCAGCAGCGCGCACGGACCCGCTCGCTATTGGCGTCAAGCCGCGCTAAAGGGAGCCGGTCAGTCTATTTCCTGAAAACGCCCGCCGGCTTCACGCCAGGCGGGCGTCTTTTTGCCGGTCACCCGACACGACAGCGCCCGGCGAGGGTTGGAGCCTTCACCGGGCGCCTCGCCTCTCCCGCGATGGACTGGATCGTGGAGAGAACGACACATTTGGAGAGTTGGGCGCCTTGCGGAGTGGGAGCAGCCGCAAGGCCGTCATGAGAGCGTTTACTACACTCCGATAGGGAAGCGGACGCCGTAGAGGCCGCTATGCGGTTGGGGGGTGGCAACCCGCCGGCGCCCGCCTCGACGTGCCCAGGTTGGACACAACTACAAAATGCACCCTAACGCCGTGGTGAGCAATTCACGCCAGCGTGTTAATGCGCGCTGCGGCCCCGGTCGCGTGACCGTTCGCGCTCGCGCAGCTTGGCCCACGCCTTATCCCGCGCCGCACCGTCCAGGCGGGCCACGTCGCCCCAGGAAAGCGCCCCGTTCATGCCCTTGCCCGCCGGCTGGCGTCCGGTGTCGGTGGCCCGCTGCAGGGTATCCAGCCGCTTGTCCGCGGCCTTCATGCCGGGCTTGAAACCGCGTTTGCCGGCCAGCGCATAGACCCGTTCCGCCGGATCCTGCCCGGACTCGAAACTCATGCGCACCAGCCCGAACAGGTCATCGGCCAACTTGCGCTGCAGGTGGACCCCGGCATACCCGGCGTCCTTCAATTCGGCCTCGCGTTCGGCCCGGTAGTATTTCGCCGCTTCGCGGTAATCCGGGTGATCGGCGGCAAAATCCTCTTCCGATTCCGCCATGGACGATCGCAGCCCTTCGATTTGCCGCTCGATCGCGCCGCGCTGGCCTTCTTGTTCGGCCTCTGCCAACTGGCGGGCGCGGAAGATCCGCAGGGCCATCTTGACGCGGGCAATGTCGCCCACCGGATCTTCCTCAGTGTCGGGCAGCGAGGCGATAATCGCCATCAGTTCGTCTTCACCGCCGGCGGTGGACGACGACGATTCCAGGCGGCTCAATCGGCCTTCAAGATCCGAGGCGCGCTTTTCCGCCGCGCGCCGGCGCGACTTTTCCCGCGCCGCTTGACCGGCGGCGTTGTGCGCGCGCTTTTCCCAGTCCTCCGCTTTCTTTCGCGGCGGCTCATCGTCGCCCTCGCTTTCCGGCTCGCCTTCGTCTTCCTCAGACGCTTGGCCTTCGTCACCGTCCGTTTGATCTTCTGCGTCTTCCGCATCGCGGGCTTCGCCGCCGTCGCCGTCGCGTGGCTCACTCATTCACTCGCTCCGTTGCCAGGGCGCCGCGGGCAAGAGGGGATGCTTCACCTGCCAGCGCCGCCGCGCCCGTTGAAAATGCTTCTGGCGCCGGCACGCCTCTGATCGCGTCATTGCGGTTCACCAGGCGGCTCGCCGCCCGGCCCAAGCACGCCCGCCGGCGGCGCCAGCGGCCCCGGCCCCATGACCGCGGGCGGCTCGAAACGCGGTTGGCCAATTTGCCCGCCCGTGGGCGCCGGCCCGCCGCCGGATCCGTCGCCGGCGTCCTTGCCGGCGCCGCGCAGAATATCGACGCCCAGGCCGATCTTGGAGACGTGCGCGTCGGTGGCGTCCTTGAACGCCTTGGCCCGCGACAGCGTGGCGTCGGCTTCCGCCTTGTGGCCCTTGGCGACCTTTTCGCCGGTGTCGGCGGCTTTGTTCGCCAATTCCGCCTGATCCATGGGGGACGGGCCGGCTTGCTTGGCCTTCTGGCGGATCGCGTCGCCTAGCTTCTGCGCCACCGCCG